ATATTATTTGTAGAATTTAAATAAATATAATTACTATTTATCTCAAAATAAACATCAAAATCGTTTTGATTATCTAATGAAAAATTAATATATCCACTTAAAGAATTATTAAATTTATTAAGTGTTATATTTATTGGTGAAATTGACGGTCCTGAATATGGCATATTTTTAACCTCCTAATCTTGTTAAACGTTCTTTATTTTTATCGTAAACACTTACTAAATCATAACCATTAATTACAAAGACATATTCACCGCCATTTCCTCCGCTACTTGAAACACTAGAACTGTAAGAATTTACACTGCTTCCAGTGTTAGAAGAAACTGATCCACCTCCGCTACTTGAAAAACCTTTATTTGCAGAAGCTCCAATTGCTGCTCCCGCAACTTTCAATAAAGCTCCAACCGCAACAGCTGCAATACCTGCTGCTATAGCAAAAGGACCACCACTAGCAATAGCTATATCTAATTTCCCTTTCAAAATAGCTAGAGTTCCGTACTTTATAAGCATATCACCCATTGAAGATAAAAATCCACCAAATGATTGTAATAAACTTTTCCCAATAGCTCCAAGTACATTACCTCCATTTGCTATAGCTTCTCCAATTGAGCCAAAAACATTTTGAATTGATGATACTGCAAAATCTGATGTTATTTGAGCGAAAGATTCATTAATAGAAGCATTCATTTCTTCAATAGATAATTGCAAAGCTGATTTTCTACTAGCTATTTCTTGAGTTAAAGCAAGTGTATTGCTTCTTAGTTGCTCTATAAATGATTTAGTCGATACATCTTCTGCAATTTGTGAATCTCCAACGCTTTTATATATATCTTCTGCTTTTCCAACGCCTAAAGGTAATAACTCAAACTCTGTTACTTCTACTTTGTTTTTCCCTTTGTCTTTTCCTGCTTTTCCTAAACCATCTACTATTTGTTTGTCGGCTTCATTTTTTACTGCTTCCGAAAGTCCAGGAATAGAAACACCTATGTCGGTAACTCTTGCGGCTTTTCCGCTACTTAAAGTTTTATTTAAAAAGTCATTAAAATTACCTTTTAAACCGTTAAAAATACCATCAAAAGACTTTTTGGCATTATTTGCTATTGATAGTCCAGTTGTAGCTAAATTATTATTAAAATCGTTAAAACTTTGTGCAATTAAATCTAAATCACCAGTTAAAGCACCTTTTACCGCTTTTCCTACTGCTGAAAATGCTCCGATAATTCCTTTTGCAACTGTTTTTACATTATCCCAAATGAATGATAAAACGCCTTTAACAACCGTAAACAAAGATTTGAAAACTAAAATAATGTATTCTATTGAACCTCTAAAAACTAAACTTTCATTATAAAGGTCTACAAAATAGTTTATTGTATTTAGAATAATAGGTTTTATTTTACTCCATTGTGTAACAAATACCGCTACAATTGCTCCAACTCCAACAACTACTAATCCAATAGGACCAGTAAGAGCTGTTAGTAGAGTAGAAATAGCACCAATTCCAGTCATTATTGTTGGTAGCATACTCATAAAACCTCCAACAACAACTAATACGGGACCTATTGCGGCAGCTAATCCTGCAAATGCTAAAATACCAGTTTGTATTGAAGGATTTAAATTTTCAAACCATGTAATAACTGTATTTAATCCGCTAGAAATTTTATCTACAAGTTCTGTAATGTTTAAATTTTTATCAATAATAGCTCCAATTCTACCAAGTGAAGTTTTCATAGAATCGGATAAATTTTCAAATGCTCCTTTAATACCACCACTAACTCTTGGTAATTTTTCTAGACCATTTGTAATTACATCTAATACTTGTTGAGAAGAAATTCCCATTTTGGCTAATTCATCACTTCTAGAAGTTCCAAAAGCATCTTTTAAAAGATTGCTTACTTGAGGCAAAGCATCTTTAATAATATTTAAGTCCTCACCAAGTGGGAAATCTGTATTCGCTAATTGTTGAACTCCATAAATAGCTCTTTCAAATTCAGCTCTACCTTTTCCAACAGAAGCAACAGCATTTCCAAATTGTAAAAGAATATTTCTTGAATTATCAGCAGACATTCCGATAGCTTGTAGATTGATAGAACCTTTTACCGCTTCTTCTAATCCTAATCCTGGTAATTTCGCTACTTCTTTTAACTTATTAAACTCACCATTTGCTGCGGATGCAGAACCCATTACAGCCTCTAATCCTTTTTGTAAAGATTGAATATCACCGAAAGACTTAATTGCTGCAGTTCCAAGTCCTAAAATTGGCAGTGTTAATCCTGCTGTAAGTTTTGCACCTACATTTTGAAAAACATCACCTAGTTCTCCTATTTTATTAACTTTAGAAACAAAAGAACTGATTTGATTTTCAGCATTTTTTAATCCCGAACTCAAACCAGTTATATCTGCTCCAATTCCTACTTGAAACGTTGCACTCATTTACTTTTTATTGTAGTAATTTTGTATCTCCTGTAAATACCATTCTTTTACTTCATTATTAACAGGTTTTACTGTTTTATTTTCTAGTGGCATAAATTTTTCTTTACTCATTTTAGTTCCTTTCTGTGGAATTGATAAATAAATTAAATATGCAACCTCTCTAACTTTGAACCAATCATTCTTTTGCTCTCTTTGATAACCTAGCAATCTTAATTGAAATTCACGCCAAGTCATATCCATTACATAGTCATAACTTGGGCATCTTAACTCAAAAAGGGCAAAAGAAATTACATTATTATCCCAGTCTATTAGCCACGTTTCTGTGGCTTCTTCTTTCCCTGTAATTGTTTTACAGAAGAATCAATAATTTTTCTGTTTTCTTCAGGTAAGTGAACTTTTAATGAACTGAAAAATGCAATTTGAAAATCTGTGAACTCTTCAGAATTAATTCCTGTTTCATCAAGCCAATCTAGTACATCATCTAAATTAAAATCAACTTTTCTTTGCGCTCTTTCTTCATTGTATTTTAGTGAGTAATACAGTAATTTAGGAAGAAATGTAAAAGCTTCTGATTCTACTTTAGCGAAGAAATCATTAATAGAAATTTTTTCATTTTCTAAAACAGATTGAATAAATCCGAGTCCTAGTTTTGCACCTCTTTCTTTGCCGCCAATGTTTAGTGTAGTGTAATTCATATTTTTTTTAAATTTTTATACTAGTGGATCTGTTGTAGAAATCCAGCCATTACCTGTAAGCGTTCCTGAAAATGTAGCAAAATCATCAGCAGGAGCAGTTAATTCTAAAGAAGTAATAATCCCTTCTCCATAAGTGTTTTCTGTTACAGTAGCACTTTTTTTAATCGATTGCTTCCAGTTTGTTAATTCACCAGCATCATTTTTAGTTTTGATGTGGTTTAATAGCCAATCATAAGAAGCTTTTGCAGTATCACCACCTACTGAAGTAGTATCAATAAACTGCCCCTCAAAAGGTACTTCATAAGACAAAGCACCCGCTTTTTTAGTTGCAGTAGGAGCGCATTTTGTAATAGGAGATTCTTTTACCTCTTGCGATACGTTTATACCGTTTGAAGTTAAACACGCAACAGGTCTGTAATCTGTACCATCGTGAACGTAGAAAATAATGTTTTTCCCTTCGATTGTATTACTCATTTTCTTTTAATTTTAAATTATACTTGATTATTTTTCTAAAAATTGATTGTTCCCCTGTATTTACAGATAAATCAGCAGGATATTCTCTAGATACTTTTACTAATGAGAAATGCTCTACATTAATATTATCTGTTAAGTTTACAATAGCTTCTGAAATATCATCTGCTAATTTTCTGCTTCCAACGTTACCAGGATAAATAGTAACTACATCTAATGTTATTTCGCAATTCCAATTCATTCCACACTTTACAGAATAATCTTCTTCTTTTGATTGCGTGGTCATGAGTATGTAAGCGTTATCATTTCCTTTTGCTCTGTAATCATAAATTGGAATAGTTTTTCCAGAAACAGTAATGTTATTTAATGTTTCAGCAAAATACTTTCTAATCCATGAATCAGGGTTTCTCATACTCTCTAATATAATGAATTATAATTATTTAAGCAAATTATTTATAATAATTCTAAATACTTTTGTAACTTTAGTAAAACTTAACGACATAAAAAAACCGCTATTTAAAGCGGCTTTTATTTTCCATATTTTGATTTAAGAGAGAGTAGGGTATTTTGTAAGTCAGATAAATATTGTTTTTTTCCTTTTACAAATGCTGGGTATAAATAAGGTTGTGGCTCAATGCCTTTTTCTAGAATGCTTACAGCAATTACATACGCTGCTTTTATGTCAATCCCTTTTTGTTTGCACCAATCCTCAATCCTATCTACTAATTCCTGAAAATTACCACCTCTAATTCCTTTATAAGCTTGTGCAATTTCTGATAACTCTGAAGGAACGCTTACTTTTGCACCAGTTCCGAACTCTACAAATGCCCCATAATCAACATTTACGTTTACTGTCCAAAAATATTCAGATTCTTTTTGTGCGTTAATAGATTGTTTTAGCTTTCCTAGATTTACAGGTGCGTTTTGTGAAGCTTCGGCACTTATTTCTAAAGCAGTTGCTGCAGTTATTGCTTTTACTTTTTGCTCGGCTTCTGCTCCAAATTGTGCTAATTCTTTAAGAACTTTTTTAGAGCCAATAACGCTAACCTTCTTCACAATATAGATTAATTTCTAAATTCTCGTAGTTTACGTTTTCAATAGCTTTTATTAAGAAATTTTTTCCCTTAAATTTAATAAAATGCTTTTCTGTAATATCAAGATTATTTTTCCCTCTTACACTAAACATTACAGGATTTTTAAATTCTGTTAATCCGTAATCTGTAAATTTTCCCCCAGTGCCTTTTGTAGATATTTTTGCCCAAATAGACTTAACTTTTGTTTCAGTATTTGTAAAACCACCAAAGCCATCATCTACATTTGTAAGAATATAAACGTCAATTAAATTATTATAATTTCTCGCTAACACGCAATAAATCTTTTATAAATTTGTATAATTTCTTTTACATTTTCAGGGATTAAAGTAGTATTAACTTGCTTTTCTGCTTCGTAATACCAAACTTTTATCATTTGTAACGCTGCTTGAATAAATTCAGCAGGAACTTTTTTTGGATCATTATATCCTACATTTAAAACGACTTCATTTACATTAAAACGTGATTTTAGACTATATTTTAATTCAATAACATCATCTGGAACTGAATTAATAGGATAATCAAACACATCTAAATATAAAGCACCTTCTGACTTTGTATATGTTTTATCTTGAGCAATCATGATATGATTTGTTTGCTTTTCGATATAACGTAACGCAGCATCACGCATGGTTATAATTTCATAATCTGTTTCATTGAAATCAGTATCTATGCGTAAAAAGTTTTTCACATAATCTAGTGATAAAATATCTTCGTAAATCATTATTTTACTTCAATGTTTTTCTTTGATGATTTAGCTTTTGGTTTTTCTTCTACTTTTTCAGTTTCTACTTTGTTTTTTCCTTTTAGGAATTCTCTAGAATCTACCCAAACTGCGACTTTATTAATTACAGCGTTTTCATTTCTTTCTTTTCCCAAATCCGCCTCTTCACCAATAATGTAATTCTTACCAGTTACTTTGTCTTTTGCTTGTGCTATAAATTTTATCATATTTAAAATGTTTATATCTCTAATATAATGAATTTCACAAAGATACACAAATAAAAACCGCTCCTTTATAAAAAGAAGCGGAAGGTTTAAAAAGTTAATATGAAGTAACCTAAACTGTTGGTTTATTTTTTACAAATGCATTAGGATAATAAGTTGCTAAAGCTACTCTTTCCTCAATTCTAATTGTAACCATATTTTCTCTTGCATTAGTACCATCTTCTTCAAAGATTCTAATTTCTGGTGCTAATCTTGTGAATAATTGAGCAGCAGAGAAATCACCTACTAAATATTTTCCACTAGCCATAATTGATGATTGAACGCCAATTACAGTTAAACCGCCAATATTTAATTTGCCATTTACAAAACCTACTGATCCTGCTGGTAAATCATATTCACCACTTCCAGAAGCCTTATTAAGACCTATTTTAACTGCATCTCTTGAAGGCATTACAATATGAGAAGCATTATGACCATTGTCTGCTACTTGACCATAAGAAGCGTCAATTAATTCTTCTACATCATTTGTATAAGTACCGTTGTACTCTTGTGCTTGTGTCATTAATCCAAGTAAATGAGCGCCAGTTCCGTTTCCGTTTAAAATTTCTTCTGTTTCTGCTTGATATAACTTTTTAAGCATATTTGCTCTCAAGAAAGAAATTAAACCAGAAACATCGTCTAACATTTGTCTTGGAACTCTTACAAATCCTGCAATCCATTGAACAGGTACATTAGCAGCATCAAAATCAAAGTCAAATTGAGCTTTAGTTCCTGAAGTCCAAACAGCAGGAGAGCCTTCACCGCCTACGTGTTTAGGATACCAAATTGTACTTGCATTAGTAGTTCCTTGCGACAAAATATCTCTTAAATAGAAAGGCTTATCTGCAAGAGGTAAAATCCCAGACTGATATTGAGTAGTTAAAGGAACATTAGAATTATTTGCAAAATTAGAAGCATAAGACATATCACCCGCAGCTTTCATGTTAAGTGTAATTGACTTATTTTTGCTATTGGCAAATTCTCTTAATGCTTTTTCGTTTTCCTTAATAGTTTCTTCTAAAACATCGTTAAATGATTTAGTTTCTACTCTACCAGCATTACCTACTGTCTGCAATTTCACATCTAATTTGTCTAGATGTTCCTGCATTTTTTCAGCATCAACTTTTGATAGAGAAGCGTTTTTAATTTCTTCAAATTTAGCATCTAAAGATTTAATCTCTTCTAAAATTTGGGTTTTTAATTCCCCTTTTAATTCGTCTTTCACTGCATCTACTTTTCCTTTGATGTCCGCAAGACCTTTTTCTAGTAATTCTTTTACTTCCACGATTTTAAAAATTAAAGTTTGTTAATAAATTATTGATTTCTTTCGGCTCAATGATTAAATGAGTGCTATTGTCTTGCGGCTCACCACTTTTTTGAGTGAAATTTTTTCCAAGTTCGTATGCTTGTTGTTGTAGCATTTTTAACGCAAATTCAAGTTGAATAAATGTGTCATCAGTAACATTACCATCTTTCAGCATTTTTACAATTCTATTGCTTTGATCGTTTATTTCTTTTAATTCAGATTTAAAACCAAGAAATGGTGTATTTGGATTAGCGCCAAGTGTTACCGCAGAACCTTCATAAAGTTTCACTTCTTTTATATTTCTGATTTGCGTTTCATTATTATATTCAGATTTAATGGTTTGAAATCCGATAGAATGCTCTTTAACAATACCAGCTTCATATAGTTTAAGTTGATCTAAACCATAAGAAGTATTTATAATTTCAGATTCAAAATATAAACCGTATTCATCTTCTTTTAATGTTTTAAGCTTTCCTAAAGGTTTACTCCAATCGTGTTGCTGTAAATACATTATTTTATCAAAACGCTCATTGATAGACTTAATAAATGCACCTTTCTCAATTACATCATTGTCATAATCTAAACTACCAAAGGCAGCAAAGTAACCAGAAACAGTTTTACTTTTTACGTCAATATCCTTAATCGTTCCGTTATTTTTGAAATTTAAAAAATCCATAATTCATTAGTGATTATCTCTAATATAATGAAAAATAGATAATTAAACAAATTATTTAGAATAAATCTAAATAGTTTTATGTTTTTAAAATTAAATTACCTTCGGAATCTCTTTTAGGCTTAAAAGCATAAGTACATCTACAATTGATAACTTCTTTTGCACTCCCGTTTTTATCACCAGGATATTTCATTTTTGAATCCCCAACTGTGAATAATTCATTTTGAGAAACCATTGTATTGTTTAGCGCAATATGTGTAGTTCTTTCTCTTCCGTCATCCCTTCCAATCCATATTTTATCAAGAACTAATCCTGAAACTTCCCCCGCAATATCTTTTGATGCATTCATAGCGAAAGTAGTTTCTGTTCTTGCGATTCTTAACGCTTGCCATTTATAGAAGTCTGGTCTATTTACAGTTTTTTCAATCGCTTTTCGGAGTGTGAAAATATCAATGTTTTCTTTGGATAATTCTGTTACAACTTTTGCAACTTCTTGAACAAGTGTTTTAGTAATTATCTTAATACTTGTAAAGCCTTCTTTTCTCATGTACTCTACAATAAACCTTTGAAACGCTTCCGAAAATAAAGGGAAACGTTTTTTTTGCTCTGCTTTTAATTGTTGGCTAATAATATTACCGTAAGAATTACCAATTACCAAATAAACCTTTAGAAGTGATTTTTGTAAATTTTCTTCATTGATATTTAATAGAATAATGTTTTGTGCATTTTCTGGTGTAATATTTTTAAACGGAATAGATTTTAAAAGCGCTCTGAATTCTTTTAATAAAATTCTAAACGCTTTTTTTTCATAAGTAGCATGAAGTTTTATGAAGTGATCGTAAACTTTATCAGTCATTAGATTATTTCAAAAGATTTGGTAATGTCTTGTTGCGTAATTCCAACTTCATCAATTCTTTTTTTGCTAGAATCTATCATTGGAATATCCATTTCCTCCATGTCAATAGTTTCGTATTTAAATGCTTGTCTGAATTCATTAGGAGTTATTGGTAATTTACTTAACCATTCAGATAATAACTTCATATCTTCTTGCATTTCTGGAAGTTCAGTATAATCAAACTCACAAAAAGCATCTTCTAAACCTTTAAATCTTTTTATAAAACTTTCATTTAATGCATTTTCAAAAAGGATTAAATCTGGTACAATAGTATCTAATAAAACTCTTTTCTTTTCTTCTTTTATTGCATTTCCCCATTGTCCTGATTCATCATTATTAAGAAGTTTATCACTCCAGCCTAAAACATTACATATTTGTTTTTGGTCATATTTTAAGAAGTCAAAAGGTTTAAGCTCATCAGTTGTAAGAGAAATTCTAGTAAATTCCACAGGTGCAGAAGTTCCAGAAATTTTAGCAAGTCTATCTGGATTTTTATCCATTTCAACTAGCTTTTCTTTCAATTGCATCGCCTGTTCTGGAGTAAGAACATTTTTTCCTGTAATAAACCCAAATGCACCGCTATTCTTCATAGTCTTTACATTTGAATTTAATCCCTCGTTTGAACTTTCAATATTTCTTAACAAAGCTTTAACTTTAGATAGACCGTATAAATGTGTTCCGTTAAAATCAAAGAAAGGATTAGGGTATTTGATATGAATTACATCTTTTGCAGGAAATTCTATAAATTGATCACCTTCAATCAGCATGAATTTTTCAATAGGATTTTCCTCTCGCAAAATATCATTAGTAGATTTTAAAACTATTTTAATCAAATGACTAGGTAAAACGTATAAATTCATAGGCACGTCTTTATTCATTCCATCTTCTGGACTTTGAACATACCAATAAACATTGCCTGTAGTAGGTAAATAAATCTCTGACAATGCAAAAACATCAGACCAACTTTGCAATGCGTTTGGTCTTGAAAGAGGGAATTCTATTTCTTCTTCTAGTGATTCTGATTGTAATTTTGATTTATTTGCTAATTGATGAATAGAGTAGTTACCTTTAGTTGCAGTTTTTAATGATAGGTATTTATTAAATTGCTTTTTGTTTTTAACTTTCTTTACAATTAAAGGAACTTGTTTTATTTTAGTGCATCTTTGGTCAATAACAGAAAAGATAACTGGATTTATTCCGTAACCTTTCTCTAAATAAGTTTTGTTATTATAATCATATTGTGCATCTCTGCCACCAATCATTTTATAAAAAGCTTCATTGAAAAGATTTTGAACAGTTTTATTAACCACATCTTCGGTGGATTTATCTTCAAATGAAAAAAGCTTCTTGAAAAAATTTGCCATTATTATACGTTTATCTCTAATATAGTGATTTTCAATTAAAATACGAAAAATTCTGGTCCTTTATTTACTTCAAAATACATTCTCATCATTAAAGCATCTGCATAATCGGGAGACCTACCTATAATTTCTTTTACTTTTTCTTTTGGTAGTATTGAAAGTTTACCGTCTTTATCAATATTATTTCTTTTTACCTGTTCTAATTCTTGAATAATTGCTTCTTTTTGCTCTGTAGTATATGAAGAAATGAATAATTTATTTTCATTGATGAGTTTTGATAAATGGAAATAACATTGTGATTTTAAATTATTATATTGAACCTGAACATCATTTTCGTTAAAAGGCTTTGAGTTGTTTACAAAACCTTTACAATTTAAAATATCTATTACACCGCCACCAACACCATCTTCGTCTGCAATAACATTAGACATAGGAACAGAAAACTCCCTTGTTAATAGTTTAATAGTTTCAGTAATATCTGTTATTGAAGATTTAGCAAATTCGATTATTTTTAAAACTCTAAATCCACTCCAAACAATAATAACAGCTTTATCACTTCCGAAACGTGCAATATCTGCTGTGATAAATCTTTCTCCAGGTAAGACAAAATCATTAGAAAAACAATTTATAATATTATCGTATTCTATTAATTTAGACGGGTCGCTATCATAACGCCAATTACCATATAATAACCTTTGCTTATCAACTTCAGGTAATTTATTTAGGTTATTGATATAGTGGTTAGAGATGTAAGGATTGTCAGTTACTAAAGACTGTACAAATTCTCTATGCTCTGGCAATTCGCCTTTCTCATAAAGTAAAAAGTAATCGGTATAATTCCAGTTTTTTGAAGGGTTTGATGTCCATAATGATTTTGGAATTAGGTCGTATTTATCTAAGTTGTAACGAATCCTAGATTGAGCAATGTCCCACGCTTTTTTTGTTATCTGCGCTGTTTCATCAATAAACATATCTGTAATTTCGAGAGAGCCTAACTCGTCAAAATTTGGATCGGAAGGATACAGAAATAAATCTTTTAAAAAGATAATTGATTTATTAGGGAAAATTATTTGATTAGATTGTGCATTGTACTTGTAATGTATATTTGCTTTTAATCCTTGATGATTAGCAACCCAAAAGAAAGATTGTAGAGTAGTTTCTTTTAATGTTTTTAATGAAGCTCTACCTATTAAACCTCTAGTATCTGGATATTTTAAGCGGTTTTTTATTTGCCAATAACACCCTAAAATAGATTTTCCACCACCAGCGCCATTCAGCCACCGCCATATCCTATCTCAGTCGTTACGCTGTCTTCGAGATAGTCTAGGGCGGTAGTCTGTTTTATTGATAATTTCATAATTTAGTTCCGATATAGATTAGATACTTTTTAATAGAATTTAATATTATTTAAAATCTGTCT